TATTTCTTTCTCCTATTAATCTTTCAGCAGCTTGTAGTGTTCTATTGAAATCTTCTTCAAATATTCTTTCACCTTCTTCTTTAGTGTATTCTATATCACTTTCGTAATCATCATCAGGTGTTATCTTGTGTCCATAAAAAATAGTATCAAATCCTTCTGAACATTTATAAATCTTTGGTACATAACCTTCACAAAGTTTTATTTCTTCTTTTAGTTCTTCATACATTTGCAAACCTCACAGGTACATAAATCTTTATCATCATGGTGTAAATGTAAGTCATCTTTACAATGGCATTTACAATGACAATTTTTACATTTATTTTTTTTTCTTTTAGTTTTTTTACTACTAAATACTCTATCTATTTTTGCAAGAATATCATCAAAAAAACCAAAGAAATTACATATATATTTATCCATTATTTACTATTTTCTTTATACTTTTACTACCATCAATATTATCTTCTAATATAGCTTCTACTTTACCACACTTATATTCAATATTATTGTTTGCACTTCTTTCAGCTTCTCTTTTACCTTTAAGACAATCTGACATTTTATCTTGTATCCGGTGTTCTTTAAGTTCACCTGCAACAAACATACAAAGAGCAACAACTGTATTAATGATTGTTTCCATTAGCAAACTCTCTTTGTTTATCTTTTAATTTTTCTATATCATGTAATGCTTTATCTAATTGATCTCTTAAAAATTCTATATTAACTTTGTTAGTCATATTTTGCTCTTGAGTTTCTTCTAATTTTTCTACAGTTTTATATAAATCTTCTATCAACATAAATTGCTCTTGATCTATTGGTTTTTGTGTACTTGCTTCAAGTAAGTCTTGTTCCATTAATGCTTTAGACATTTCTAAATGTACTATTCTTGAATTTACTTCTGCATAAGTCCAAACAGCAATAGAGATACCAACCACTATCATTATTAATGTTTTTAAATCTGTTTTAAAATGTGTTTGTTCTGTAATCATTCTGGTGCTGGTAGTTTATAATTTTTAGGTGGCATCTTCAATATCTTCTTATCACCCATAAGTTTTATATCTGGGTTTTCTTTCTTATAATCATCTTTCATATCATCCCACAAACTTTGAGAATTATCAGGTCTAGTAGTATCTCTTGTAGGAATAACACCTCTACATTTTGATACTAATAATCTAAAGTTTTCATTGTGTGCAAGACTAGGATTGTTATTAACTCTACCACACATTTTCATTAGTTCTAATTGTTGTTTAATTGCTACATTTTCTTTAGAGGTCTTGCAATCTGTACCTAAATATTTTCTGTAAGTAAATCTAAGATATTGATCTTCATGTGTATTACTATCACTATAATTATAATCAGTATCTCTTCTTTCGGTGCTTATTTCCATTTCACCACATCTTACACCATACTCATTAAGATATTCGTTTCTAGGATAAGCAGGTTCTACAAAAAAAGCTAATATTGTAAGAGCTAGGATAAGTATTCCTGTAAAATAATAATTCATCCTGAGAACCTCCATACATTACCTGTTTAAGTCTTTAATGTCGTAACTATGTTCTCTTACTTGGTCTGCAAGAGTTCTATATAAGTTTTCTGCCATCTGCCATGTAGCTTCAGCAGAAGAAAGTCTTGTATTCATTTCTGCAATTTTATCTTGAGCAACAGTTAAATCTCTTTCAAGATTGACAATGTGTTTTTCTGATTCGTTTATAGTTTGAGTTAGATTAAGCACATATTTAATACCAGTAAATGATCCAACTACTATAGATGCAACTATAGGGATAAAAATAATATTTTTTTTAAATAAATCTGCTATGTTCATTTACTTACCTTTTTACCTTTATTAATTCCTTGTTTTATAATATAATCCTGTGTTCCATTTGCACCAGTATTTACTTCTTTTTTTAAATTTTTAAACAATTGCATCTCTTTATATTTTTTCTCAAGTTGTTTTTGAAAATTTATTAAAACTTTATTATCTCTCATAATCTACCATTATTAATTTAATGCCTAACTTTTTCTGTAGTTTTGTAGGACTTCTATAAATTCTATAAGAACCTTTAGGTTTATTTTTAAGACTTTTACCTTTTTTATGTTTTCTAAAGGTATTTGTTTTTATATCAATGAGTTGTATTTTACCATTTTTATCAACGATAACAATATCAAAAGGACAAGCAGGATCTACAGCTTTTGCTACAAAATAACCTTGTCTAGTATATTCAGCGATTGATTCATATTCGCCTACAGTACCTTTAATTGATGTTTTCTTTTGTCGTTCAGAGATAATTTTTTTATCTGAAGCCAAGATATTTATTTTATAAAATAATTATAACCACTTGTAACAACTGCTGATATGATAAGTAATATCCATATAGCACCCTTTCCTTTGTTTATATCTGCTCTAAGTGATTTAGTTTCATTTCTAAGTTCCCTTATTTCTTTTACTAAAAAATCAATCTTTACTTCTGTTGCAGATTTTCTTGGCATAATTAATCGTTCCTTGCATCTCCAAAAAGAGTATTTGCTATTGCAGTAAATGGTTTTGATTCTTCAAAATTATCTTTTATAAATATTGAACCATCTAATTTAGACAGAATAGCAATAGCAAGTTTATCACTAGATTTAAATTTTCTTAACTCAATTAATTCTCTTAAACTTTGTGGGTTTAGCAAAGCATTAGCCATTACTCTTTCAGCAGCTTTTGCATATATTCTTCTTGATGCTGTGAATAATCTACCAGCTAAAGTAAATTGACCTAATCTTGCTCTAATAATATCTGAAAAAGCACTACCAAAAACACCCATACTTTTTGGTGGTTGTCGTCTTGCACTAATTTGTAATGCTTTATTTAAATTATCTAAATTTCCAACAAAATTATCTCCAAATATTTCTTTTAAAGCAACTCTATATCCTCTTTCTCCAGCTCCATATAAATATTTATCAAATGATGAAGCATCTAATATTTTCATACCAAGTCTATCAGATGATTTTAAAACACTTTCATTTAAATCAGTTAATACACTTCTTTGAAATGCTTGGTAAACTTCAGGATCTTTAGAGAGTATATTTTTAAGTCGTCTTATTTCATCAATATTATTTGCTTTATAAATTTTATTTACTAATTCACCTGGAGTTAATCTTTCTAATTTACCAGCAAAAGATTTTTCTATTTCTTTAATAGTATTATTTCTTGATACAGTTGCATCATCAATTGTTTTTTGAAAACCACCTAATTTAGATATTTTATTATAATCAGTTTCATTAAAAAATAATTTTAATGGTGAATTATAATCTCTTAAAAAAGACTCATGTGCATTTTTATTTATTTTTCCATTTTTAAATACTTTAATTTTATAAAAATCATTAATAGAATTTTTATATGCTTTCATAGCATCAGGTGAGTTTTTAATTACATCATGCATTTGTTTAGCATATACATCAGATTTTAATCCTTTTTTAAATGATAAAGAAAATAAATCTTCAGCACCAAATATTTTTAATTTATTATCTTCTTTAGTTATTTTAGATATTAATTCATTATCTAATAATTTTTTATTTTTAACAACCAATGTATTAAATTCATCTAAAGCATCTGTATATTCTTTTGGTGCAGATTTTTGTAATTGCTTATTAATAGAAGAAACTATAGTTTGTAATGTTTTAACTTCTGGTGTTTCACCAGCAGCTTTTCCTTCTACTTTATCTCTTATTAAAGATTGTAAAGTAGATTTTGTATTTCTTAAAACTTCAGGATTAACATTTCCTTCTTTTAGTAATTCTTTGTTAAAAATATTTTTAGTGTCTGGTATTTTTAATAAATTATCTTTAGCTTTTTTACTAAGACTTTCTACAGTATCATATATAATATCTGTACTTACATTTTTAATATTTGCTGCAACTGCCAATTTATCAGCAGCCATAGCCACATTTTTTTTGTAAAGATTTGATGCTTCAGCTATAGATGATCTTATGGCAACACCAGTTTCTTTTAAACTACCATCTGGTAATGTAATTATTGCTCTTTCTAAAATATCTTCTGCATCAGCTTGTTTTTTTATTAAATCTTTTATTACTGGTTGATTTTGTTTTCTAATTACCTCTTGTATTAAACTTCCAGCTTCAAACTCTGAAGCTCCTTTTGTATTCGTTCCAAAACCTGATTTTAGAAATCCATAATAATCATTTAATGCTTGAGCCTGATTTTGATTAAATGTTCTAAATTCATTCATATAACCAAGTTTATTAATATTTTCAAAAGACTCTTGAGCTGCTAACATATCAGCATCATTTGCAGCTTGTCCTAAAGTAAATTTAAGATTTGATTTAATTTTTGCACCATCTAAAGCATTATTAATTCTGTCAGCAACAACATCAGCTTTTAAAATATCATCTTCTACTTTTGAAATAGCAACATCACTACCTTGAAGAAATCTACCTTTAATTAAATTTGTAGTTCCTTTTATAACTTTAGCTGCACCTACACCTAAAACTGCTGAACCAGCAGATATTCCAGCAGCAACAAATGCTCTGTTTAATAAATCTTCGTTAGATACATCTTTGTTAATTCCATAAAGAGTTTTACCTAATTGATATTTTGAATATTCAAATATACCAGCAGTAACTGCACCACTAGCAACACCAACAGGAAGATTACCACCTGATACAATAGTCATTCCTATTGTAGCAGCTATGTCTGGCAAGATAACCATAGCATTTCCACCTTGACCAGTAAAATCACCAAGATCAACACCATGTTTATTTACTAATTCAAATTTTTTAGTTTCAGGATTTAAAAATTCTAGTTCTCCAGTATTAGTTCCTGTTCTTACAGTTATGTCTGTTTTATATAAATCTGATAAAACATTTTTTATAGCAA